CGCTCCTGCGCCAGCCGCTCAACGTCAGCGCGCGCAAACAACCGCGCACCCGTCCGGCCGGGCAGTTTGGCGATCGGCGTGATCTTGCCCTCGCGCGCCCATTCGTTGAGCGTTGACCGGTCAATGCCGAGCATGTCGGCCGCGTCACTCGCGGAGACCCAATCGGTAAGCATGGGTCCACCATGACGCATGTTTGGGGCCGTGTCAAGCGCATTCGTCACCCGATCCTCCCCGCTGCCTCCGCGCCCCGCCGCATCGTGTCTGACGACGCAATGACGTACCGGCCGATAGAGGACAGGTCCGCATGCCCCAGCACCTCCGCGGCTGCCGCGAGGTCACCCGTCGCCGCGAGGAACCGGGTCGCGTACCGGGCGCGCAACTTGTGCGCCGTGTAGTCGATCCCCTGCCCGCGCAGAAACCGGCCGATCGCCTGCGACAGGGCTTTGGGCGTCATCCGCGACCCGACTACCGGACCTTCCCCCGGTTCGCCGAGCTGCCCCAGGAGGCCCGCGGACAGCGGCACGCTGCGGCCCTTCGCCCCCTTGCCCTCGCGGACGCGTAGGACGCCGCTCGCGTGGTCGATGTCGGACCAGTCGAGGGCGGCGATCTCGGCGCTGCGGAGGCCGGCGAGTGCCCCGAGGGCGAGGGCGCGGCGCATCCAGTCCGGTGCTGCGGTCATCGCGCGCAGAAGGTCAGCCTCGGGAACGGGCGTGGGCGCGGGTCGACGTTGGCGGGTCTTCGGCAGCCAGTCGGCAGGGTTGCGGTCGGACAGGCCAGCGACCATCGCCCACCGCCCGAACGCCCGTAGGTGGCTGGCTTCCTGGCTGAGGCTGGACGCGGCTCGGGGTTCACCATCGGGGCGCGTCTGGCGGGTCGCCCACCATGCCTGTGTCGTTTCCCGGTCAAGGGCGAGGGGGTCGCCGGGGATGGAGCGGAGTAGGCGAGCGCGGGCGTCAATCAGTGACGTCGAGTACCGGGCGCGCGCGAGGTCGGCCAGGTGGTTCGTGAGGGATTCGGCGTCCATGTTCCCCTTTGGTAGACTAATCCGTATTAGTCTACACGCTCACAAGCACGTCCCCGGGCTAGGCGCGATGGTGTCACGGCCGCTGTAACGAACTAGCAAAATGTGATAGTAGCCCCCAACGCCGAAAGCGCCCCCCGCAGCCGAAGCTACGGGGGGCGCGTCGTGGATCGTCCTAGTCGGGGGCAAGGGCGAGCCGGTGTCGTTCTACCCGCCGGTGAGCAGGGCCAAACCTCGGCCGCAGCTGCCGCAGTGCCGATCGGGTCACGGTCCAGTGCCTTCGCGCCGATGTAGCCACAGGTGTAGCCGAGCGGAGTTAGGTCACGATTCGGTAACGGAGCCGACATCTGGCTAGACACCGGTACATATCTGTACCATGATTCTCGTATCGGCACCGCGCCAGGCGGGCCAGCCCTCCGAAGGAGACGACGATGAACACCACCACCCTCACCGCCGCGCAGATCGACACCGTGCTCGACATGATCGACGCCACCGGCCGCACCGGCGCCAGCCTGGGCCAGGTCGGCGACTTCGTTGCGCGTGCGCTCGACGCGACCGGCAGCCGGCGCGGGTACGACGACCCGGGCATGGGCGAGCGGATCGCCGACGGCACGGTCAGCGTGCTCGCCGAGGCCCGGGCGCGCGGCTACAAGCGGTGGACGACCGGCCGGGCACCGCACCTCGTGGCGCGCATCGGCCGGCCCGCGTGAGCGGGAAGTCGCCGGCGGATCTGCGGGTGCGTCGTGAGGTGCTCGGCCTGTCCCGGGCCTGGCTCGCTAACCGGCTCGGTGTCGCGGAGCAGTCGGTGTCCCGGTGGGAGTCCGGCGCCCGCGCGATCCCCGACGACGTGTGGGAGGTCCTCGCCGAGGGTGAGGAGCGCGCGGAGGCGGTCCTCGACGCGCTCGCCGAACGACTGCTCACCGTCCCCACCTGGCTGGAGGAGGAGCCCGAGGCCGTGGACGTCACCGTGTACCCGACCGATGAGCGGCTGTGGGCCGCGCACCCGGGGTTCGCGCCGTGGCCCGCCGCCTGGCACCGCATGCTGTGCGCGCGCATCCGAGACCTCACCGACACGCCCGTCGCCTTCGACTACCCGGACCAGTAACGCCGAAAGCGCCCCCCGACCGAAGTCGGGGGGCGCTGTGCGGGTCGGGGGACCAGGAGCGAATCTACCGCTCAGGGTCGAGCACGGCCTGTAGGTCGCAGACCTTGCACTGTCGGCGGGGTTTCTCGGCTGCTAGCGCTTCCTTGAACGACATGCTGCCTCCGTGCTGGCGGGGGTCAGTGCGGCAGGAGCGCGAGTCGCGCCCGTGCCCGCGTCGCCCACAACCGCAGCGACGCGAGTTCGTACCGGGTGTCGACCTTCCGGGTCGGCGCCCATGTGCGGTGGTTCGGCAGCCGCTTCCAGACGCCTTTCCACCCGGCGGTGCGGCGGGATGCTTCGGCGAGGTAGCCGAACGCCCACTTCTGCGCCTTCGTGAAGTCCCGCTTCTGGCCTTTGGACACGATCTCGACGCCGAGCGCGTAGTCGTTGCCGGCGTCGTCGGGAATGCCGAGCGAGTCGAACGGGGCCACGCCCTTGAACGATCCCTTGCCGGCGTGCCAGACGGGGAAGATGCTGTGGACGTACACGGTGCCGTCACGGTCCAGGGTGAAGTTCGCCGCCGGGACCTCGTAGTGCGACTGGACGAACGCGACCTGTCCCTTGCCGGCGCCCTTCCGGTTGCCGGGGTGCTTCGGGTCGGTGGACGTGGTCGATGCTCCGGCGGTGTGGTGGGCGAACAGGCACGACGGGACGGCGCCCTTGCCGCGCCAGCCGATGCCCCGGTGCTGCGTGTCCCAGCCGGGCATGAACACGACCTTGTCCGGGCCGAGGCACGCGATGAGCTCGGTGTGGAACCGGCGCGCGAACGCGGCGTAACTCACTTGCCGAGACTCCGGTCGATGATCGCGGGCACGTCCGGCTGCGGCTTCGGCTCTGGAGCGAGCCACGGCACGAACCGGGCGATCCAGGCGTTGACGCCGGGAAGCGCCATGACGCGGGTGACGGCGGCGGAGACGCCGATGACGATGCCGATGCCGGTCACGAGCCAGCCGGGAGCGGTCGTCAGGTCGACGCCCAGGAAGAGCGCGGCGACGACGACCGGGGCGATCGCGCACAGACCGACGAACGCCTGGAACGCGGACCGGATGGCGGCCCGCCGCGGGTAGGCGACCTGGGTCGGGGTGGGTGCGAACATGCGTGTACCTCCCGTGAGGGCTGGACGTGCGGGGATTGCAGGGTCAGGCGCGGCCGAGGCCGTCGATGCGCAGGTGCACCTTGTCGATGCGGTCGTGAACCCGGGCGATGCTGACGGAGTGCGCCTGGTCAGCGGCGTCGATCCGGTCGACGAGCTCGGCGTGCAGTTCGGCGTGCTTGGCGTCGCGGCCGTCGAGTTCGGAGCGGACGACTTCGCGGACGTCGGGCATGGCGAGTCGACGCCATAGCCACGCGATGAGGGCGACGAACGCGACCAGGATGACGATGACGCCGCCGATCAGCGCGACCCACGCGCCCCACGGTGTCGGGTCGATGTCGGTCGCGAGGATCATGTCCGGGCGACCCCCGGCTTGAACGGCTCCCCGCGCTGATACTCGATCGACTCAGACATCGGGCCTCCTAGCCCTCGGCCGGTGGGTGCTGGTCGGTCATCACGACCCGATCCGGAAGTAGCCGAACGACCACGCGAACTGGACCGCGGCGCCCCACAGCGAGCACGCGAACCCGACATAGGCGGGCGTGAACGAGACACCGGTGCGGGTGTTGATAAGCGCCCAAGAAACACCGTCGGGTGAGGTGTAGAGGGCGTAGTCGCTCGTCGCGGTCCGCTTCAAGCGGAGATATGCAGCGACGGCGTTTCCGGGGCCACCATTGTCGGTGTAGGTGCCGCGCGTCGACCAGTTCGTCCAGGCCGCGATCTGGTTCAACCCAGCCGCCGTCGCGCGGTACGAGCCACCGAAGACCTGCGTGCCCGCGTTGAACGTCGCGCCGTCAGCGATGACGAGACCGGCCATCGGGTAGTTGTCGTCCTTGCCCGCCCACGACAGGTGGGTTTCGATGTATTCCCCGACGGCGAGGGCGTAGGGCCGCACGAGCCCATGAAGTTCCGCGCTCGCGTCGGAGCCGCTCATGCCGTTCTGGAGGAGCGACAGGCAGCCCGCCACCTCGGTCCAGGTTGCGCGGCCCGTGCCACCGGATGCGTCGACCCGCGTCCACGCCCCGTCCAGGCTCGCGTCATCGAACTCGTCGCTGTAGGTCGCGTTGACGCCGCTGCCCGGCGTGTAGAGGCGGGACTGATCCGCGAGGCCGCCACCACCGGACGCGGTGAGGTCCTTCGTCGCGCCGTTGACCCGCGCGAACACTCCCGCCGTCGTCGTCCACACATCACCGTCGGCCGGCGAGGATGGTGCAGTGCCGTGCGGGACGCGCAGCGGTGCCGCGCCGGCTGTCGACGCCGGTAGGGCGATCCCGTTCGCGTAGGGCTTCGCCACGGGTTAGCCGATCACCACGGCGCGGTACTGCGCTGACGTTGGGGCGACGGTGAAACCGAGTGTGACCACGGACGTGGACGTGTGGGTGACGTCGCACTCGACCTCGACATCGTCGGACTTACGGTATACCGCGACGTGCACGTCCTTAGTCCCCAGGCCATGCGTGACGTTGATACTCGTGGAGGTTCCGTCGCCAACGTCAACCGCGTACCGACGCATCACGACCGCCGTGTCGATGCTCACGGCGTCTGCTGCGACCGTAATACCGGTTCCGGCGCCGACGTCGAGACTGTTCCCGGTCTTCGTCAAGCCCGCACCGGCGGTGATCTGGCCTGCGCCGGAGAACTGCACGAACACCAGCGCAGTCGAGCCCAGGGTGATCGGGTCGTTCGTCGCCAAGACCCACCCGGAGTCCGCGTTCGCGGTGCCCTCGGAGACGAAGGTGAACATGCCGGACGTGACCTCAGCGGAGGAGTCGGCGTCCGTCGCACGGGACCACGCCCCGGCGGCGACGACGTAGATGCCGTTGTTCGCTCCGGTCGACTGGCCTGCGACGAGAACCCGGTCACCGGCGACGCATGAGACCCCGTCGATCGTCTGCGTCCCCGACAAAGTGATGTTGCTCGTCGCGATCGCCCGGACGGACGCCTTCACGTCCAGGCCGGTCGCGGTCGCATCGACGTAGGCCTTCGTCGCCGCGTCCTGCGCTGCGGTCGGGTCCGCCAGGCCGGTGATCTTCTTCGAGTTCCACGCGACGTCGGTGGATGGCGCTGCGAGCGCCGAGAGGGAGATCCCGGAGTGTGCGGACGCGTCATGCGCGGGCAGTGCGTGCTGGTGGTCGATGCGGGCGAACGTCGAGCCCGAGCCAGCGCCGTTCGACCCGCCGAACGAGTTCGCCGCCGCCATCGACCCGGCGACGCCCCAACCCGGTAGGGAATGCTTGTGGTCGTCCTTGGCAGGGGCGGTCCCAGAACCGTTCGACGCGGAGTCACCGGGAGTCATCGCTGAGGCTGCGTTGGATGACAGCGGCGGGGTGCCGTGCGTGTGATCAGAGCGAGCCACTGTTGACGCAGCGCCGTTGCTCGACGAAGCACCGTATGAGGTCTGCGCCGTCACGGCCCCGTACGATGTCGCCGAGCCTGTGCCGAGCACCCAGGACGATCCGTCGTACCAGTAGAACTTCGAGTCTGTGGTGTTGAAATACACCTGCCCAGCAACAGGAGAGCCAGGCGCGGACGCGAGGTTCTGAATCCTCGCGTTCTGCAACTCATTCTTGTTCATGTCCAAGTTGCTGAGACGAACAGTCATCGCGGGTTCTCCTAACTGAGGTAGGCGGTGCCGGCGAACCCGGACGCCCAGGACAAGGTCATCGTGTCGTCGTCGAGGTAGACGACGTTCGCGCCTTCCATCGTCGTTCCACCAGAGTCGACGACGACGACCCCGGCTGGGTACATGCCCAAGTTGTGCGCGATCGTCCACGTCGCTGATGGCGACAGTTGGTTGTGGACGTAGGCGACCGCCGCCGCGCCAGATGGGCCAGGTGGGCCAGGTGGGCCAGGCGGGCCGGGTGGGCCATCGGGGCCGGGTGGACCTTGCACCCCTGTTGGCGCGTCGAGCACTTCAACGGTCTGGACGGATTCAACGATCACCGTCTGCTCGACAGTCTCGTTGAGATCAACAACCGCAACGGCTTCCGTGATCTCCCACCGGCTCACGAGGTCACCACGCTAACCCGCGCTAACACCGACACCGGTCCGCGATCCACATACACCGGCTCCCCGTTCGGCTGGATCAGGGCCTCGTCATGCCACCAGTCCCCCACCGGGACCGTCAGGACCGTCGCGACATCCACCGCGTAGGTGATCGTCCCCGCCACACCCCCGAGCACGACACGCGCATTGTCGGTTGCGATGCGCAGCAACAGGTCAGCGCCCTCGGTCGCGGACTCGCGGATCTCACACACATACCCGTAGCCCGTCAGATCCGTTGGCGTCAGCGTCCCGTCAGGTTCCCGCACGCCATGCGTGCGGACCCGCCGATACGCCTCGCCATGCTGGAGGACGAGGGTGTGGGCCGCCGGCCCGAACCCGCTGCACTGCACCATGTTCACAGCCCTCCTATGGGATGATCTGACGGACGCGAGACGATGCGGGGATCTGACGGACACGGCCGGCGTGCGGGCGCTGCCGCTGCCGCAGATGGCCACCGGCGACCGCTTCCGGGGTCGGCCAGAACACGGCCAGCCGGATCCGGAACCCCCCGCCAGAAGCCTCATCGGTGTACAGGTCCCCGACCGGGTCGCCGGTCGACCAGGTCTGCGACAGGCCCTCGTAGTACACGGTCCCGTCATCCCACGACCCGCCACCAGCGTCATGCCACGTCGGATCAGGAATCAGGCCCGGGCTCGTGGACTCCAAGTCGAGGAGTAGGACTGCGGCACGGTTATAGCCCGGCCGCTCGCTGAAGTCGTGAATCGAGTGGTCGCCCTCCGCCGACCCCTCGGCCTCCCAATCATCCCCGACACCGCGCAGTGCCGTGCACACCGCAACACCGTCAGCGTGCGAGGCGACGGACCATTCGACGTCATCGAGTGTCGTCGCACGACCGACCCCGCCGACGTACCAACCCGGATACCCGATGTCGACACCGGTCAACCGCGCGTCCGTCAAGTCGATCGCGCCACCGCCACGCAAGCAGACAAGGATCAGGTCCCCGATCGCGGTGCCGGCCGGCAACGCGATCGAATGCGCCGTCGGGTCCGATGCGCTCGACGCGCCGTAGAACGTCGTCCCGACGATCGTGAACGCCACGGGTCAGGCCTCATCCAAGGCGACGACACGGAAAGCGCTGGTGCCCTTGATCTTCCCGCCATCCGGGCACCACACCGCGACCCGCAGATACGGCGGATCCAACGAAGCGAACGTCCACCCCATCGCGTCCTCGATGCGGCCAGTGACGGACCCCGCCGCGCCCGACCGGCCCTCGTCGCCCGGCGAATACCCAGCCGGCGCGCCGTACTGCCCCCACGCCTCAACGAACCCGATCTCCGCTAGCGCATCCTCGTTATCGGGATGCGTCCACCACGACCGGTACCCGTCGCTCGGCTCCGTCAACGGATCCGGCACGATCGCGTCAACATCACCCGCGACCGGCGTCCCGCCGAACACCGCGACACAGAACGGTTGCGGCGGAACGACTGTGATCTTCGCCGCGTCGAGCCGACCGTACTGTGCCGCGATCACCGTCCCCACCGTCCACACGCCGGACCCGAGCGCGAGCGCCGGGATCTTCCCCGCACCCGACTCGACATCCCAACCGACAACGGAGCGGAACGGCCGGATCGTCTTCACCCGCTGCGCGTACATCGACCGGGCCGGATTCTCCCTCGCTTCGCGGTCGCGCGCGACCCGCGCCGCGAGTTCCAGGTACGGGAGCGGGTCCTCCGACACGGTCAACTCGACAGTGCCGCCCGGGTCGACGCCCGTGAACTGGACCGCCGAGACGTACAGGTCGATCGGGGAACCGCCAGGCCCGTTCAGCAACCGGAGCCAGCCGCCTTCGCGGATCCCGAACCGGGACCGGGGAGCGCTCGCCTCGTCGACGACATCTGTTTGCAGGCCAACACTTCCCGTGAACGGGGCATTCGGGGTGAGGATCTCGCGTGCGTTCGCGCGCGCGGAAGCCTTCGACACCCCATCCCCGTACGACACGATCCGCTCAACCCGCAACTGAGACGAGTCATACAACGGGTTCACTGAAGCGATATCCCCGACCGGGGTGTACTTGTATCGCTCGACCTGCGGCTCGACCGCGATCGGCCGGAACCATCCCGACGCCAGGTCCGCGCCCGGGTACGACGCGGACGCGTTGAACAGCCACGCCCATTCCGCTGTCCCACCGATATTCGCATTCGTGTTCGCATACCCGGTATCGGATTTCAACGCGGCGATCGCGGCCCCCGTCGTCGACGTGAACACCGGCGAGACGATCGCAGACGGCGCGGACGCGGCACGCAACGCCCCCGTCAACTGGGTGACGACGTCGGCCGTGAAATCCGCGTCCTCATCCCCGACCGTGATCGGGTACGTCGGGCCGGACGCCCGCGACGGGTACGCGGGCGTCGACGCCGACAGCCCCGGATAAACCGCGTTCCGCCACCGTGAACCGGACAGGTCCGTCTTATCAACCGGGTGAACGCCTTCCCCATAGATCGCGTTCGGGGACTGCGTCGCATCAGTCGACAGGCTCGCCGCGACCCCGAACCCGCCAATCGAGGTAACCGACCGCTGGATCGCGGTCGACCAGTCCGTGCCAACCTCATCCAAGTAGTAGTGCCGCGGTCGCGGATAGTCCCGGCCGCCGAGATTCTGGAACGCGCGCCGGATCGTCCACCGCCCGTGCGTCTCGTCCTGCATCAGCGCAAGGACTTCCGCAACATACTCGGACACGTACTGCCCACGTGACCCCCGGTATCGCATGTCGATACCCGTCTCGGTCGCGTCGAACGTGAAACGCGTGTACGGGGCGAACGGGCGCGAATAGCGGGTCGGCGACAACGCGCGCCCTAACCATGTGCCCGCGTCGTCGACACGGTCCAGCATCAACGGCTGATGCACGCGTACCGACGTCTCCCCGTACAGCGCGCCAGCGACCTGCACCCGTAACGCGGACTGCAGCCCGGGACCGTCCGTCAACTCCAGTGAGGTGATGATCCCATGCCAGTACCCGACTTCAACCGTCCCTGCGGCCACCGCTTCCGCGGCCGGCAGCACCCGCCAGATGTCCACGTTCGCACCGGAAACCAGGCCGGACACCGTTTCGAACGGGGAGACCCCGGGAAACTCCAGTAGCCCGACGGTTTCCCCGTATCCTTCCGCGAACTCCAGCGACGGAATCAGCGTCCGCGCACCGTCAATGGTCGTCATGTCGGTGCCGCGGGACGTGACGACCGCGACGGATCCCGCTGCCGCGTACGCGGTACCGAACGTGTCCCACGACGCACCGACCTCGACGCGCAGCGAACCGAAATCCCCCGCCGTGCCGCCGAGCACCGGCACCGTCCACCGGGAGCCGTCCGCGACTGCGGTCCCGTACAGGTTCGCGTGGACACCTATGTTCACGGCTGCCTCGGCAGCTGGACCGTGACCCGGGCCATGCCCTGCGCCGCGACGATCGGGTCAAGCGCGACCGTCCACGCCCCCGGGAGGCACTGGTACACCGCGACCGTTCCCCCACCGGACGCAACCTCACTAACCGTGACACCCGCGGTCGTCGATACGGACCCCAAGGTCGTGGCAGCCGCCCGGGCCGCCGCGTACGACCCGGCCCACACTTGGATCACCATCTCCAATGTGACCAGGCCTCGTGCATGGGAAACGTATGCAGCACCGTCAATCCACCGCGACCCGGCCGCGACGACATCAGCGGTCACGATCCCCGGGTCGAACGACTCCAGCACATACCCGGACCGGCCGGTGTCGTTCACTGTCAACGCGGTCCCCGATGTCGCGATCGTCAACGCGATCATCGTGACATCCGATCAGCGACAGACAGCGAACCCGCGACCCCGGCGGCTTTCATCCGCGCCCACTGCCGCGCCGACTCAACAGCCTCCGCCGGGGTCTCCGCCGTGACCGTGACGGTTCCAATGTTCACAGTCGTCCCCCCAGACCTGCCGCCAGTCGGCACGAGCGCGTTGTAATCATCGAACGTGACCGGCCCGGGACTGGTCGAGGACTTCGGGCCGGTGTACGAGGGGACGCCCCAGCCGGGCGGGGCGAATCCTCGTGACCCCTCACCGCGAGCCTGCGGGCCGGCAGTCGCGGGCGGAGAGAACCCCGGCGGATTCCACGGGCCTGCAGGAGGGGGAGCAACCGATGGGACGCCTTCACCCCTGGCCTGCGGACTGACCCGCGTAACACCGCCGCCCGCGCCCGTCGTCTTACCCGGCAGGCCATAGCCTTTCGGCACCCCAATCAACCGGCGCGCGAACGCCTCCGGGTTCTTGATCCCGTACCGGCGGGCCATCGACGCGATATACCGCTGCGCCCGCAACAGCACCGCACGCTGCCGCTGCGGATTCGTCAACGTCACTGCGTAATCCTGCGCCGCCTGCGCATACTGCACGAGGAACAGCCGCACGTCGGCCTTCGTGGAATAGGACTCCTGCTTCGTGCCCGCGACCTGGTGCGGGATCCCATACCGGTCCAGCACCGTCGTCGGGCTCGACGGATCCGACACGATCCGCGACCCGGACTGGTTCGGGCCACGCGCCCGCATCCCCGACAGGTTCAACCGCGCCGACTCCCGAGACCTGTTCCGGCCGTACAGTCTATCCAACGCGATCCCGAGACTGTCGACTTCCACAGCCGCATCCCCAGCCGCATCCCCAACCGCGCCCATACCGGCAGCGGCCGTATTCGACGCGGCACCGGCAGCAGCCGACGACGACGACGCCCCATACATCGCAGCCTGATAGTTCGCCATCGCCGTCGTCCACCCGGCGTCAGCCGCGTCGAGCTCCCGCCGCAACCGGTCGGCTTCCTCATCGGAGATGATGCCCAGAAAGTCCCTGACGTTGATTTGAGACCGAACGATCGCGTCGTTCGCGAGTTGGATCGAGCGGGCGAAACCCATCGCGTACCCGCCCAGGCCCTTCAGGCTGTTGACGACCCCGGCGAACGTCGACCCGACCATCTGTCCGAACGCTTCGATGACGGGCTGCGCGTCACGGATCGCCTTCACCAGATCGTCCGTGCTGCCAGTAGACCCGCCCATGCCCTCAATGAACCCGTCAAGGATCCCGTATCCGAGGGTTTCCTGCAGCTCGTCCCCGGCCTTCTTCACCATGCCGATCTTCCCGGCATAGGTTTCCGTCGCGGCCTTCGCCTGCCCATCGAACAGGCCCGCAAGCCGGCGGGTGATCTCCTCCATGGACATGGACTTCAACGTCGCCTTATCCAAGCCGATACCCAGCCGGGACAGGGCGGTAGTGTTCCCGTCGTACCCGCGGGCGAGGAGTTTCGCTACAGCATCAACGGACATGCCCTTCGACTGGGCGATATCCATCGCGACACCCAGCGCGGTCTGCGCCTCCCCCACATCGCGCGTCGACCGGATCAAACGATCGAACGCGGGACGCAACTCGTCGTCCGCGAAGTTCGACTGGTACTGCATGTCGTCGATGAACTTCTCGACAGCCGGGTCCGCGTAAGCCATCCCGAGGTTTTGCAACGTCCTCGACAGGGCGGCGACGGACTTCTCGTCGTCCATCGCGGCACGCACAGCGTCGATACCGATCTTCGCCGCGAACACTGTCGCCGCGGCTGCGGCGATCCCGAACCCGATCCCGACCTTCTTCAGCGCGGCCCCGACCCGGGGCCCGGAATGCTCCAGCGTTCCGAGATCCCGGATCGCACGCTTGATGTCGCGGTCGGTGTAGTCGCCGGAGACTTGGATCGTGATGCCGCGCTTAGCCACGCCCGCCGCCTCTCACCCTAGACCGACTTCGCGTGCCGCTTTCCGCAGCGCCGCATCGACTTTCCCGTTGGCGTCTTTCACCCGATCGCGCCACACGCCCGCCATGACGCGGGGGAACTGGCGCCCAAACCGGTTGTTGAGGATCCGCTCGAACCGGGAACCGGCGACCGTGTCCGAGCCGGGGATTGCGCCGGCGACCATGAAGATCGCCGCCGCTGGGTCGAACTCGGTGACCCAGCCGACGACACCGACGGTGCCGACGCGACTCATCCGGTCCTGTCGCGCCCCGTGCCGGACCTGAGCCCTGGCTCGGGACGCGTTGTACCCCAAGTCGCGGCGGACCATTGCGCCACCACTGCCGGGACGTTGATCGGACCAGTGCGTCCACCCGGACAGTGGTGGGGCTGTCGGTAGGCCGTCGCGCACGTCCTTCGCCATGACGGCCGTCGCGTCCTTCACTTCCGCGAGCAGCACTTTGTAGGCGTCGGTGTTGAACTTCTTCAACGCCGTGACGACCATGCCGGCACCGACGATCTTCGCTCGCATCGCTCACCCCCCACGCAGCACAGCACGCATCATGTGCAGCCAGCGTTCCGACGGCCGCCCACCCTCCACCAGCGTCCACGGCAAGGGGCGCGGCCCCCATGCGAACGCGAGATGGGTCAAGTCGAGGTGGGCGGACCCGACTCCAAAGGGACCGGGTCCTCCGGCTCCCCCATCACGACAATGCTGCCAATAGTTTCCACGAACTCGTCATATGGGACGTCCGGGGCGAGGGCGCGGTGCGCGAACCAGCACCGGTCGCGCAACGTCGTGTCCTCCAAGAGGGTGATGTAGTTCCGGTCGAACTCCTCCTCCCATGCAAGGAAGTCCGGGGTTCGGATCGTGAACGACACCGGTTCGCGGTCCTCGTCGTCGTAGAACACCTTGAAGGTGCAGCGCATCGGACTACAGCCCCCAACCAACGACCGACCCGACGGTCGGCCACGACACGTCCTGGGTCATGAGATCCCCGACCGCGCCACCGATCGGCGTCAGGCTCGTCACGTTGCATACGACGGTCCCGGCAACGGTCGTCCCGCCAAGGTTCCCCGTCGCGACGATCGTCGCGTAGGACCCGTTCGTGAACAGCGGGCCAAGCGTCTTGTTGACCGAACCGGTCGTGTAGTCGGTGTGGAACGCGATGCTCGCCGTACCGGATCGCAACCCGAGTAGCGACTCCCGGTACCGGGAACCGAAGTTCGTGGAATCCTTCTCCTCCGCCGACACCTCGACCGAGAACGACGCGACATGATTCGACAGGTCCGTCCCGTTGACCGTGACAGTCAACTGATCCGTGAGAACGACCTTAGCCATCTGGTGCCTCCTTAGGGCGCGGCGATGACCCGTACGGCGACCGTCGCCGTCAGGTAGTTGTCGTCCCCGAACGTCGAGTACCCCGACATCGACAGGACGTGCAGCGACTGCGCAGCGCCGCCGAGAGACTTGTCCACCTCGAGCATGGACTTCACTTGCATTACGAGTTCGTCGACCGTTGACTGAGCCCCGGTCGACGTCTTCCGGTCCGATACGACGGTGATCGTGAACCGGTATTCGTCTGATCCGCGCGCGAACGCGCGGTCGAAGTCGATGGTGTACCCGGAGACGATGATCGCCGGCGGATGAACCTGGTCGGGCCAGTACGCGGCGACGCGGGCCCCCCGAATCGGGGCGAGCGCGGCGGCGAGACCTTCCCTCAGTGTGGCGATGCTCACGCGAACCCGCCGGCGGCGAGGACCCCGGTTCGGTGCGGCGCCAACAGGTTCGCAACGTCACCATCAATCTGCCGCGAGACGTACAGTAGGCCCGTCTCGGGGCCACCGCCGTACCCGAGCGGGGTATCAACCCGCTTGAACAGGCGCAGCGTCCACTGGATCGTTGCTTGCGTGACAGCCGCCGGGACCACCGGGTCGAACGACTGGCCGCAGTACGCGTCGACGGATTCCTGAGCCGCGTCCAGGCAGACCGCGAGCCGCGCATCGTCGCACGGAATGTCCGTCGTGTAGGCCCCGACCATCGAGTCCTTGACTTGGTTCAAGGTCGCGTACATGTCGCCTCCACCCATTCCCGGAGATTGCGCGGGTAGTCCTCCAACGGCGGGGGGACGTGGTCGTCGTAGTAGTAGTCGACGTCGATGCGTCCGGTGGTCGTGAACTCTGCGCCTGCGAGCGCGAGCCCGACCCATGTCGCCCAGTCCCCGAACGGCCCGAACGCATTTCCGAAGCCTGGTTCCCATAGGGCGCGGCGCAGCGGCGACCCACAGGGGACTTGGTTCGCGGCGCAGGCGAGGACGTTCTCGCGGGTCGGGTTCGGTAGCCACGTTTGTCCGGTCGTGTACGCGAACCCGAACGCGACGACGTCGGCGGGCGATTCGTCGATACCGGCGAGGGCGCCGGGCCGGTATCGGTCGTCGACCCCGATCCACGCGACCCAATCCGTGTCGACCGCCCCGATCGCCTGATCCCACAACTCGCCGAATGATGGCTCATCCGACACTCGCAGCGGACGCCATTCCCAGCCTGGCGGTAGCTCGACCGTTGGCCGGGATTGCGCCGCGATCACGACCTGATCGGGCGCTGGGTCGAGCGCTTTCACTGACACAGCCCAGCCCGATAGGTGTGCCGCGTAGGAATCCGACACCGCGACGCACACGCCGACACTCACAGCCATTCCCAGAACAATCCAGGCTGCGCGGCCATCACGTCGGCCAGGTCGCCGGGTTCACGTCGACCGGCGAGATGATTCGTCACGATCCGACAGCCAGCGGCCTCCGCCTCGATCAACGTACGCGGGCACGCATCGAACCCCTTCGGCAAGAACACGAATACCTCGTGCGCGGCCATCGCGTCGAGCACCCGCTCGCGCGGCGCGTTAGTGAGTTCCGTCAGCGCGTACCCGTTTGCGCGCGCCCAGATCCTCGCCCCGATCCGACCTTTCTGCGGGTGGTCGCGTGCCGCCCACAACGCCCCCGACCGGTCTGCGCGGCCGGTGGGGATATCGGTCAGGTCGATCCACCCGTGGTTCACCATTGGGGCCGTCGCAGTCCACGACGCCTCAAGTTCCGCGTGCGCGGCACTCATGCACACCAACGGGCTAGCGGCATCCAACAGCCGGGCTCGAGCAGCGCTGCGTGCCTGCGCGTGGTGCACCCACACCAGCGGTGCACGGGCCGCGAGCACGGTCATTGCCTCATCGGACAGTAGATCCGTACCAGTGATCACGATCCGGTCCGCGTCTAGCGCGGACTCCCACTCACCCGGGGCGATGACCTCCACGTCGACACCAGCGGGGGCGCGGTGCAGCATCGCCGCGTCCGTCAACTCCGCCCCACCCACGACACCCGGCAAAGCCCAACCCGCAAACTCATCCCGAAACACATGATGCGTGACCCACGCGACGTTCACGGCGCGAGAACTTCCAACGCCGGAAGCCAGTGCTCGGTCCACACGCGGTCCGCCGCGTAGCCTTTCGCGAAGTCGATCGCCTTCGCGGACCGGCCCCGGCCCCGGTCAACAGCCTGGAGTAGTGCGTCCGTGATCCGATCCACGTCCGGCATCAACCACCACGACTCCATCGGCTGGTGCCAGAACGGTTGCCCCCCAACAATCCAGCCGTCGCCGACGAGTTCCGGCTGCGCCGTCCAATCCGACACGACGACGGGCGTTCCGCAGGCCTGCGCCTCCAGCGGAGTCAACCCGAACCCTTCGCCCATACTGCACGCGAGAAGGACGTCGGACGCGGTGTAGATCGCGGCGACCGCCTCGGCGGGCATCCCCGTCCGGTACGCATACTGATCCACAACCCGAACCCGATCCAGTGGGGCGTTGATCGCCCGGAGGTACTGCTCGACGTTCAACCCGCCCATCGACCCCGTCGACTCGGTGTGAACGTATAGCCAGGCGTCCGACCGGCGCCGCAGGACTTCCGTTGCGGCGGCAAGATTCTCAGGCCACGCCTTGCGGTGGACCGACCCGTCCGCCTTGTTCGCCTGGTTGATCGTGATGACGAACGCGTCCTCCGGGACGCGCATCAACTCCCGGCCCGTCGCACTCCGGTACGTCGCGGTCGGCTTCCACACCGACTCCAGTCCGTGCGGCACATACAGCGACTCGATGCCCGCGGCCTGGATCTGCACCTGACCAAACCGGGACATCGCAATCGGGGTTACGTTCGGCTTCGACAAGAAACCCAGTACCGGCGCCGGCGCTGGGACGTGGTCGATCGGTACCCACGACGCGACCCGCTCCACGTCGTCGAGCCGGTCCTGGTAGATCCAGACGTCATACAGCGTGATCAACAGAGGGGTAGAACCGTGCTCCATCCCCCATGCCTTGACGTGCGCCGCGAGGACATCCTCGCTATGTGTCGCAATGCCTTTCGGGAACACCCGGCAGCCGCGCCACTCCGAGACGAAACCCTCAGTCCCGTAGTTCGCGGCGATCGCGACCGCGTAGTCCTTCCGCAGCCGGGATACGACTTGCGCGGTCTGCGTCCCATACCCGCTGGGTGCCAGGGGATGATTCGACGCCCACACGATCGCCGGCTTACTCGTCTTCTTCGCCATGAAGTTCGTCTTTCTCGCGCAGGGGAGTCGCCCCGCCCCACACCCCCTGCGCGGCGCACGGGGCGGGACGACGGCCAAGAGCCGACCAGGAACTACTTGATCAGCATGTACTTCACATGCGAGGACTGCGGGAGGCCGCCATCCACGCGCAACGTCGCCCGGAACGTAACCAGGCCACTACCGAACGCGAAGTCGTCCGACCGATCCAGTCGGATGCCACCCACCTGACGGATGATGTACGACTTCAAGTCGCCAGCGACCAGCGGCTTGTTCCCGGTCGCGACCGCGGCCATGTGCGGGTTCTCCGTGATCGAGTACCCGAGCACCCGATCCGGTTCCGCCGCAACGAGAGCCGGCTGCCAAATGTAGGCGCCGGCGCCATCCTTGACCTTACGCATCTGCGAAATCGCAGACGTCGCGCCCATGATCCCGAACCCGGGCATGCGACGCACCGCAGCGTCCGTCGAGTAGACGAGGTTCACGACATCGTCGTACCCGAACGACGCCGTAGTACCGGACGTGACACCGGAACCCGCCGACGACATGATCCCGGTCGGCTGGGTCGTGCCGGTCCCCAACGTCAGATGCTGGTTCGCGACGTACCCAATGGCCTGGCCGACGTTCGTCGCGATGTACCCGAGCAGGTCCACTCCGTTGTCCTCCAGGATCTCCGTGGAGACCTGGAAGAACGTCGACTCCTTGAACGCCCCCAGGGTCAGGAACGCCTGGAACGTCGGATCGCTCGACCCGAACCCGCTGCCTTCCGCCGTCACCGAACCAGTCGAGTAGGCGTTCGTGCGCGGGATCTGGATCGGCTCCCCGCCGCTAGTCGACAGGACGAACCCGACCTCCAGCATCGGACCGGTATACCGGGCCAGTTCCATGATCTGGTCATAGAACGACGTCGGCACCGGTGAGCCGGTCGAGCCCGTTGATACGGCTCGCTGTTCGATGTCGAGCGACCGGATCTCACCGCGCGCCAGGGCGCGCACGTCCGACTCGACGTCGCGAACGACCGCGGCCTTGTCGTCAGTGCGGGACTCCGGATGCTGCGCGAGGACCGCACGGACTTCCTCGTCCCGCGCGTCCCGCGCCCGGAGATCCTCCAACGCGGCGTGCGTCGCTTCATATTCGGCGTCGAACGCACGGACCTGCGCCTCTTCCTCCGCCGTCCACGCGCGGCCCTCCGCGAGCGCCGCATCGACGATCGCGCGGGCGTCCGCATTGGCCTTGTTCCGTTTGTCGAGCAGAGCCTTTTGCTGTTCAACAGACATGATGATTCAACCCCTCTCACAGGGTGGTAGGTGTATTTGTGGTGCGCCGCGGCTCCGCTGGCGACAATCCCGGCGCGGCTCCGCACCAGGGAAACTCGTGATACTTCTAGGCGACCGCGCGACGCATCAGCGCCGCCTTTATCTCCAGCAGCGCCCGGATCGCCTCGGGGTCAACCGGCGCGGCCTTGCGGGACTGGGCGATGACGTCGAGCAGCATGTCCGCCTGACGGTCCTCCAGGGCTCCACCGGCTTGCAGGATGGTCAACGACTCCGCCAGGTCCTCCGCCGGCAAGTGAACCCGGTGCGCAAGATGCTGGAGACTGCGCACGCTCGCCGTCGTCTTCGAATACGCGGCAAAGCCCGATACGACCGAAAC